GCCTTTTGCAGAGAACCGCGAAATTATCACTTTGGGTGGTAGGGTTGAATCATGCCAACCTACGCATTGAAATTAGAAATTGAAACTGACGAACTCAGACCGTTCGGCCCAAAGCAAGCTGCGGTCATTGAGCGCCTTCTGAACGCTCAGTACCTTGATGCAACCTTCAAGCTCTCGCCTGCTCTGGCCGACTTCATTACCAGCGATGGAAAGCTAGTGGATAACTCGGCAACGGCAAAGCTCAACAACTGGGAGAAACAGGCCCTTGAGCACATGGCCGTCAAGGCGCTAGAGCCAAACGGCGATCAGCATCTCCGAGTCAAAATTGCAAGGCTCAAACGAAAGCTTCCAGACAGCCACAAGATAATTGCAAAACGAAACTGCGGATACAGATTGGTGAAAGCATGACCTACGAAGATAAGGCCGAAGTGACACGCGAGTTCTACCGCAAGCAAGGGGAAGAACGCGAACGCAAGAAAATCATTGAATACCTAAAGCAACTATCGGAACATCATCCAGGTGAAAGATGGACTCTTCCATTGCTGCACACAATAATCAAACAGCTATGAAAACCAAAAAAGCGGAGCTACTCAAATGACAGCAGGCAGACCGTCTAAGCCGATAGAGCAGAAGCGATTACTTGGCAACCCAGGTAAGCGAGCGCTGCCCTCTAACACCCTAGCGCTGCCAATGGCAACCGAGACACCCATACCGAACCGACCCCTGCTCAAGTACGGACAAGAGGTCTGGGACAAGGTCTGGGAAGCTGGGGTGAACTGGATTAGCCCAAACACCGACATGGAGCTATTGCTTATGACCTGTGAAATGGTAGACGAACGCTGGAACCTTCGAATCAAGGTGATGCAAACTGACGATCCTAAAATGCGAAAAGGACTTAGGGATTTAGACAAACAGCTAGTCACTAACTTGTCGCTCATGGGCTTCACGCCTTCCGACAGATCAAGGCTTGGCGTTGCGGAAGTAAAGGCGCAGTCTAAACTTGAAGAACTGATGGAACGAAAGGCAACTCGTGTGGCCCCCACAATGGCTGACCCCAGTCCCACAAGCTGACCTAGACAACGGCGAGGGCGAACTATTCGCAGACTTCGCTGAAGCGTTTGGAATCATCACTAAGGACTCGGTAGCAGGGCCAGCTGGACAACTGCTGGAGTTGCGAGATTGGCAGAAGGAACTATACCGTCACGTCTTTGCAGGCGACGGCAACGGCTACAAGCATCGCATCAGCCTTGTGGGTGTCCCGAGGAAGAACGGCAAAAGCGCAATGGGCTCAACTTGGGCACTGGCATCTTTAGTCCTCGGCGCTCGCGGTGCTGAGGTTTACTCGGTTGCAGCTTCAAAAGACCAAGCACGCATTGTGTTTGCAGATGCAAAGCGAATGGTCGAAGCCAGCCCAGAGCTCAGTGGAATAACAAAACTCTACAGAGACGCAATCGAGCTACCAAGTACGGGCAGCGTTTACAGAGTAATCTCAGCCGAGGCTTACAGCGCCGAAGGTTTGAACCCTAGCGCGACAATCTTCGATGAACTTCATGCCCAACCCAACCGCGAACTTTTTGATGTTATGTCATTGGCGATGGGTTCCAGAGGTCGCCTGTCAACCCTTGTAGCGATTACCACAGCCGGGTCAAAGACAGACCAGACTGGCAGCGACTCAATTGCTTACAACCTTTACAACTACGGAAAGAAAATCGCCACTCAAGAAATAGAAGATGACACCTTCTTCATGGCATGGTGGGAAGCTCCACCGGAAGCGGATCACAGACGACGCGAAACTTGGGCATTAGCAAACCCAGGCTTTGACGACCTCAACTCAGCCGAGGACTTTGAGTCAGCGGTCAAGCGAACTCCTGAAGCCGAGTTCAAAATCAAACGAACCAATCAGTGGGTCAACTCAAAGAACGCGTGGCTCCCAGCCGGAACTTGGGAAGGCTTAGAAGATACCTTTGAGCTACTACCAACCGATGAATACATTCTTGGCTTTGACGGATCGTGGAAGAACGATAGCACTGCGGTGGTCGCAGTAATCATGCCTCGCAAAGAGGGCGACGTGTTCCGAGTGTTTCGTGTGGCAAGCTGGGAAAAGGACTTCACAGTAGATGACGACTCGTGGATAGTGGACAAGGGCGAAGTAAGCAAAACAATAATTGACTACTTCTTTGCCAATCCAAACTGTCGAGAGATTGTCTGTGACCCGGCGTATTGGCAGGATGAAATGTTCCAGTGGGCAGACGCTGGACTTCAAGTAGTCGAATACCCAAACACAATCAGTCGAACAGTACCAGCGACAGCTAAACTATTTGAAGCAATTATGAACGGCAAGCTAAAGCATGACGGCGATGCAGCACTTGGCAGACACTTAGAAAACTGCATTTTGAAAATTGACAACCAACGAGGCGCTCGTATTACAAAGGACTACCGAAACCCAAAGCTAAAAATTGACTTAGCGATTGCATTGCTAATGGCTTATGACAGGGCAAGCGGTAGACTAGAAGAAGTACTCGTGCCTCAAGTATTTGTATAGGCGGTAATTTTGGGAATCTTTGACGGACTGCGTTCGAAACGCGCTCTTAGTTATCAGTCTATCTGGGGCGCTGGCGGTGACTTTGAAGCTTCAAGTATGTCGGCTACGGTTGTAACCAGCGACACCGCGTTTCAGGTAAACGCCATCTACGGAGCTATCTCACTAATCAGCGACAGCATTAGCTCGCTACCAGTAGACACTTACATCCGCAGAGACGGATCACGTTTTGCTTTCAGACCTCGACCAGCATGGGTATCAAACCCAGACGTGGACACAACCAAAGAGGCATTCTGGGGCGCAGTAATTGTCAGCCTTCTACTTGACGGAAACGCGTTCATTCGTGTCTACTCAAACGACGCTGGCGAAGTTGTAAACCTAAATGTTCTCAATCCTCAAAAGGTGACAATCAAGCGCAACGGCTTAGGCCGCGTAATGTTTGAGCTCGAGGGCGAAGAGAAAATGCTATCAAGCGACGAAGTTATCTTCATCCCAGATGTAGTTCGACCAGGACACATCCGAGGCGTTAGCCGCGTGGAAGCACTAAAAGAAAACTGGGGCTTGGCAATTGCCCTACAGAACTACGCGTCACGTTTCTTTGGAACTGGAACGCAGACATCAGGAATCATAGAGTTCCCCGGAAACCTAACAGCCGAGCAAGCGAAGAACCTGCAAGAAGGATTTGACTCACGTCACAAGGGCTGGGGCAGAGCACACAAGACTGGCATCATTTCAGGTGGCGCAAAGTATGTTCAGACCTCGGTAGAAAACGACAAGGCTCAATTCCTAGACTCACGTCGCATGGCGGTAGAAGATGTAGCCAGAGCGTTCAACGTTCCAAGCAACTTCCTAAACCTTCCCGGCACAAACACCTACAGCAGCGTCGAGCAGAACTCGCTCATGTTTGTCAAGTATTGCCTGCGACCAATAGTGCAGAAATTAGAAACCGCATTCACGCCACTACTGAGCAGAGTCTCAGGTGGTGGAAGCGCGTTCCTGAAGTTCAACCTTGACGGGCTACTAAGAGCAGACATCAACTCAAGGATGACGGCTTACAGCACTGGATTGCAGTCGGGCTTTTTGACAATCAACGACGTGCGCAGACTAGAAGACATGCAACCAGTTCGTGACCCAAGCGCCGATACGGTTAGGGTTCCTTTGGCGAACGTCAACATTGACGCTGCTGATTTGAACGCAACTGACAAGCGAGTGGCTATGGCGCAGAAGCTAATCTTTGCAGGGTTTGATCCAGCCGAAGTTCTTACAAGCATGGGCTTGCCTTCAATGTCCCACACAGGTCTGCCAAGCGTTCAGCTTCAGGGCATCGCACAAGTTGACCCGGAAGACCCGACAAGCGCATACGAGGTATAGATGCCAATAGTCACAGCGCAGTACACACTTAGCAACGTCACCGCAGTAAAGGTTGTCGCAGCAGAAGCGCAACAGCAAACCGTTCTACTCCACAACGGCGATCATGGCGCTCACATTGTTTACATAGGCGATTCAGGTGTAACGTCAAGTAATGGTATGCACATAGACGCAGGGCAAACCATAACCTTATCTCCTGACCCCGGTAGCGAACTGTGGGCGGTTTCGTCTCATGACGCAATTTTACTAACCAAGTTAGCGATAAAGCAGGACTGATGAAAGAGGAAATAAATGGCACTTCTACCGGACAAGAACGGCTACATACTACCGAAGCCAGAGAGCTCCCAGAAAACTATCGTCCAGCCCTCGCCGAAGATGTCCCCGAAGGTCGAGCCTGCGGAAACTGTATCTTCTTCAACGAACTCAAAAAGTCCGATGATGGAACCAGAGCCTACTGCGAAAGATGGGACGACTACGTTGACGGCGGATACTACTGCAACGCCTGGGAAGCCAAAGAAGAAAACAGGCAAGTAAACCTCGACCCACCTCGTTACATGAGAGCAGCAGCCCGTCAGGGCTTGCGCTACTACAATGAGGGCAAGGGCGGAGATGGACTAGTTGACGCAACCATTCGTGACGCTCGCTCAATGGCTGCTGGAAAAGTGACCGCTGACAAGTGGGTAAGAATTGCCGCTTGGATTGCTAGGCACTTAGACGATTTAGATGCTCCAGACGCAGACACCGAATCAGACAACTACCCGAGTGCCGGAGTTGTTGCTCACTTGCTATGGGGCTCGGGGCCCTCAAAGACTGCAGCCAGACGGACATTAGAATACGCACAGGGTGTAGTTGCTAGAATTGAAATAGAAAACGAAGGCCGAACGAAAGGCAGCAAAGTGTCAAAGATTGAACAGCGCGTCAACACAACTGAATTTGAAGTTCGTGAGGAAAGCGATGGGATGCACTTCAGCGGTTACGCTGCACTATTTGACTCACCTTCTGAGCCACTACCTTTCACCGAGAGAATTGCAAAGGGCGCGTTCAAGCGATCACTGCGCTCTCGTAATGACATCAAGTTCTTGTGGAACCACGACTCAGGCGAAATCTTAGGCTCGACCAGAGCAGGGACTATGAGCCTTGTCGAAGATGACCGAGGACTACGAGTTGAAGGCATGCTCCCTCAGACCTCTCGCGGAAAAGATGTCGCGGAGCTTTTGCGGAGAAACGACATTGACTCAATGAGCTTTGGCTTCTCAGTTCCACAAGGCGGAGACACTTGGTCGTCTGACGGATCAGAACGCACACTCAAAAGCGTAAGACTTCACGAGGTTAGTCTTGTGGCGTGGCCTGCTTATACCGCAACCGCTGGAACCGTCTCAGTACGCAAGTACGAAAAGATAGCCGAGCGAGCAGACGTGAACGCAGAAGCACTAGCAGACGCTCTGGGCAAGATTGAAGATGGTCTAAACATTACAAGCGACGAACAAGAAATGCTCAGTCGTGTAATCAACACCCTAGCTCCAGAGGCAGAAGTAATACCAGAGCCAGTAGTTGTGGGCGACATGTCTATGCTGGAACTAAAAAAGAAGAAGCTAGAGCTTCTCATGAAAGGCATCTAATGGCCAACAGAGAACAAATCAAAAAGGCAATCCTTGACATCGCTGGCAATCCTTCCAGCGGTGCAATCGCTTCACTAGCAGACGCATGGGCTGATGCAATCGTTGAGCTAGACAAGACCCCTCGGTTTCACCCCGAGGCTTCGGATGGCGCTCCAACTCCTGCGCTAAAAAAAGAATCACGTGTAACCAAGCCGACAGAAATCAGGTAACCCTTCCCTCCTGAGTCGCCAAGCAACAAGATTCTTCCCCCCGGCTTTCTTTCCTTTCTCCGGGGGGTTTCTTGTGTCTCAAAAA